CGTGGAGTCCAAGAACCCGCGCATCAGCACCGTATGAATGCGCTGAAGGTCTTGCACCCAATCGTCTACCGACTGGCCGATGTGTTCATGCGGAAGCCTGCCGGGGGTGATCGCAGCCACCGGGCACAGGTCGTCTTCCTCGTTCTCTAGGATGGTGTCACCGACAGCCACGATGCGCCGCAGTTCTGCGATGCCGTCGCCGTCCTCATCGTACATCATCCACGCATAACGAACCTTCACCCGCCGCGTTGCCGGGTCGGCCTCGATGTCGTCACGGTCGTCGTAACCGTCAATCGACACCTCGCGCTGGGTGTTGTACTCGTCCGCGTCGTCAGCCTCGGTGTCGTCGTTCACCGTGTCGGGAACGTCATGGCCCGCAGCCCTGAGACTGCTGATCGTCTGGTGGTCGATCACCTCAACGAACGGACAGCCCTCAAGCGTCACGCCGGGCCAGTCAGGAGCCACCAAAACACGCTCAGGCGGGATGTTCACCACTTCTAGGCAGGTGTACTCCGCCACGCTGCGAACAACGGCGCTGTGAACCGTCTGGCCCATCGCATCAACCGCTGCCGAATGCTCGACCAGTTCGATGCCTTCCGACTGCATCAGCAGCGCGAATTCATCGTCCGTCAGGTGCTCGTACTGCTCACGGTTGCTGCGCGTCTTCTTGACAGCGCGCACCATCACATAGCCGTTGCGCTGCAACAAAGCATCGTGGAACCAGTCATGCAACACGATGAAGCCGTTGTTGCGGCTCATCAGCACATGGTTGCAGTAATCGGTTTCCTGCTCGGCCTGCTTCTCGTCTTCCGGCCCGACAGGATCGAACCGCACAACCTCGTCACCAGCGGCGAACACCTTCATCAAGCTCGGCTTGATCCATTCGATGGTGTCCGAGACATCGCGCATGACCACCTGGCTACGGCCTTCCACCTCGTCGCCATAGGGGCGCCCGTGGTAGTGGTCGATAGCGTTGGCGCGGTCTTCCTCAAGGTCACCACGGCGCGATGCAATGCGCTCTTGGTGCTTGAGTGCGGTCAGGATGTTCATTCGGCCTTCTTCGGTCGGCCAGGGCCGCGCTTCGGTTCAGGCTCAACAGGCGCAACAGCAGGCGGAGCCTTCGCGGCGGCAACGACTTGACGAAGCTGCGCCAAGTCCGACTCCAGCCGGCTGATGCGGTCTTCCAGTTGTTTGTATTGCTGGCTCACACGATGCCTTGATTGCTGTATTTCAGTTTGCCGCCCCAGGTGTCATTGCTCATCTGGTCGGAGTTCAGTGCCAGATACCGGAAAGCGTCAGCCCCGTGGCTGAACTCGTCATGCACTGGAGCGCCAGGCTCATTGGTGGTGCTGATGATCTGCCGCCGATACCGCTTGAGACACTCCAACAGCCTTGCGGCGCGTTCCTTGTTGAAGTACACGCGGCTGAAGATGTCCCGCGCCCGCTTGATGCCTTGTTCAACGTCCATCTGCGGGGTTCGCTGAATGCTCCAACCAAACCCGCGCAAGACTTCGGCATCTTGCTTGCCCGTCTGGTGCCGCTTGGCGAAGCCATCGTGCGGCAGGTAGAAGTTGCCCCAATTGATCGGCTGGCCGTCCAGCGTCAGCGCCTTTAGTTCTGCGCTGTAGTCAGCGAGTGTTCTCTGCGTGCCTTCGATGTAGTGAATCACCCGCACCTCTGACGCCACCTTCTGCGCCAGGATGATGGACATTGAATCGTTGAAGCCCAAATCCCACACCGCATGCGTCTTCAGCAGCGGGTCATGCGGAATCGCCCCGATCCTGCTGCCGGCCTGCGCCATTTGGTCAAAGTAGATCGCGCCCTCAACAGCGGGCTTGCACTTGCCTTCCCAGATGTGCGCGTAATCGTCGCGCTTCATCGTCGCTTCTGCGTGCTTGCGTTCTGCCTCAAGCACTGCCGGGAACCTGCGGTTGTCCCCGTAGTTCATCTCGATGCTCACGCAGTCAGGCGGAGGCTGCGACACAAAGCGCCGAAATGTCTCGTCGCTCTCTAGCTGCGGGTTGAAGCTCACCCAGATTTCTGAGCCATCTTTGCGGATCGTCGGAATCAGGATGTCCCAAGACCGCTTAGAGATAGCCTGTGCTTCCTCGCACCAGCAAACGTCCACGCCTTCAAAGCTCTTGAGGCTCTCTGCCGTTTGATCGCTCAAGCCGCTGAAGAAGAACTGCGTCCCGTTCTTGCCGCGAATCTCAGTGGCTAGAACCTCGTAGAAGTTCGCCAGGCCCAGCGCTTCGATCTGATCCTTCAGCAGTTGATGCACCGACTGCTGGATGCTCTTTTGCACCTCTCGGGTACACAGCACCCGCAGCGTGCGGCTTGATCCCTGAATCAGCAGGCTGCGCGCAAAGCCCCAGGACTTGCCAGAGCCGCGCCCGCCTCGCACTACCTTGTAGCGCGCTGGGTTGAATAGGAACCGCAGCTTGTCAGGGAACCACGCCTCAACCAAAGGTCACGCGGATGGCATGCTGAACAGCGCCGCCGCCCTCGCCTGTCACCTGAAGCGGGATCACGCGCCCCAGAAGGCCACAGAACGCCGCAGGATGCGATTTCGCAAGCTCGGCTAGGTACTGAGCGCCACCAACCTCTGCAAGCGCCTCAACGATCAATTCGCGGATTTGCGCGTTGCCCTTGTCTAGCGACCCCTTGGGGCGACCGGCACCGGGCCGCTTGCCACCTTTTGGTGCGCTTGATTTGGTTGATTGTTTTTCAGTCATCACGGGTTCCTGCGAACAGGATTGTCCGAACAGACGCAAAAAAGCCCGCCGGATTGCTCCTAGCGGGCTCTGTCTGTGTGGCGCTGGCCTGACCTACCCCTGATGGGGTGGCGTCTCAGCCGCCTAAATGGTCGGGCGTGTCGATGCTATTGCGGCACACGTTGGGCGGATTATGCACCTTCCGCGACTCATTGCAAGCATCGTAGCGCATGGCTCGGTCTATCGCGGCCTCCAGTTCACCGCCGTTGCACAGTTCTGGATCTTGGGCGCTGAACCTGAACACCCGCCATGCGTTGTCGCCTTCGATGAGCCACCGATAGCGGGCTGCGTCTTTCTCGGTTTGCGTCATACGCGGCGATTGATGAGCATTGCGCGGGCATCCACCACCAGCCGCGCCAGGTCTTCCATCGTGCAGCCAATGGCCTTGCACGCCTTCGTGGGGCTTCCCGGCGTAACGTAGTGCCAAGCCGTCGCGGCGCGGTGCTTTGGCGGAAGCTGCTGCCATGCCTTGTTGATCGTTGCCGCGTCCCGCTGATCTACCGGGCTGCTGGCGTTCGGCGTGGCCCACTGGTCGCTGCTGCGGTACTGCCGGAACATCGGCGCGCAGGCACTGCCCGTGCTGCTGCGTTGTGCCCGCGCCCAGTTCAGCAATCTTAGATGGATCGCTTCTTGAGCGACCGGCACAAAGTGGAAATCGACTGCTTCGCGCATCATGCTGTGATCCTGATTTCGTTCGTTGCCGGCAATTGCATCAGCCACGTAGCTACCAGCGGCCTTGGCTTCCCGTCGCGCCGCTGCGGTGCGAGTTCTGCCCTGCCCTCTACCCATGCCCTGCCCTGTGGCGTGAGTTCCCAGACATGCGTGAAGTGGTGGCGGGTTGCGCGCACCAGGCCTAACTTGCGGGCATCGCGCAATCCCTTGTACGGGTCGGCGCCGTCTGCGCCGTGGTCAAACTCCGTGCGCTGCATCGGCCTGCCTGCTGCGTAGAGTTCGCGTGTGACGAGTTTCCAGCCGCTCATTGCCTCACCTCCACTTTGACCATTCCGCCGACCAGCGGCGCCCGCCAAATCGCAATCCCGTCAATCTGACTGTCGTCATCCCACACCCCGGCATGCGTCAGGCTGTCCAGCAGGCTCTTGAGCAGGTTGTCCAGATCGCGGCGCCGCTTGTCGGGCATCCACGCTTCGATGTGGACAGACACGCGGGCTGACCCGTAGCGCGGCCACTTCTCGGCTTGTGCAAGCCTTGCGACGGCTTCCCGGTACTCTCTGCCGGCCTTGCTGATGAGCACGCGGCTTCCGACATGGCGCCAGTAGGTGTTCACCGTGGGCGGGAATGGCAGAACCATCATCCGATCCACTCCCGCGCCTGCTTCGGCTCCGTTGGCTGCACCGCTGCGCTGTACGGCACATGCATGCGCCACAGTGGTGCGGTGCAGTCGGCAACGTGGGCACCAGCCGGCACAGAAAAGTCAGCGATCCACATGCCGGGCTTGTACTCAGCGCCCCGGCGTGCGCAGGGTTGCGGGTGGCGGCATGCGCTGGCGGTGCACTTCTTGCCGTCTGAAAGCCAAAGCGGGGCCTTCATGCCTGCCCCCTCAGTTGCTGCCATTGCCGGGAGAACTCACCAACAACCACAGCACCGGGCGGCAGTTGATACCGGGCGTCGAACTTCGGCGTGTCGTCGCGGGTCCACTTTGCGCGGCTGTAGTCCACCGCTCCCCGGATGTCGCTTGGCGTGCCCTTCAGCACCACCGGGGCGGGTTCTGCCGGCTTCAGCTTGATCGCCTCAAACTTCGGACTCGGCTTTGGCGGTGCTTTGCGCGGCTGCTGGGCCTTGCTCTTGAGCCGTTCACCGATTGCCACAAGCCGCTGCTGCCTGCGTTCTTCACGCGCCTCGCGTGCGGCCTGGCGGATCTGCTCCTTCTTGCTCCGGGGCCGGTGCGGGTTGTTCTCCCACGCTTTCACGCCTGCGGTCTGCCACTCACTCGGCACCAGCGGTGGCAGAACTTCCCAGTTTGCCGCCCGTTCAGCGGTGTCGAAGTACCGCAGCCGTGCCCCTGCCCTGTCGGCGCGGAAAATGCGCTTCTGTTCTTCCATCTTCCGGGTGTGCTTGCCCAGCGACGAAAGCGTGATTCGCACACAGTCCATCATCTGAGCCGCTGACGCACCTTCCGGCGCTTTGGTCAGTTGGTGCAGCCTGTCCCGGATCGTGGGCGGGGCAGCAGCACGCTTCTCAGCCAGCTGGCGCGCTTTTTCCGCCTTGGCTGCGGTGAGGGTGGCTTCTCGGGCTTTGCGCTTCTCTCGCGCCCGTTCTGCGCGCCTGTCGTGGGCGTTGGCCCATTCGGCTTGCTTGACCTTCGCCAAGGCCATCGGGAACCAGCCAACAATGCCGCCTTCGATGTAGACGGGGGCTGCTTCACCGAATGCGCTGATCCGGCTCAGAGCGTTTTTGGTATGGCTGATGCTGTAGCAGGCCCGGTCCATCAGTTGCCGCATCGTCAGCCCGGGATGGGCATTGATGAGTTCGATCAGCTTCAGAACTGCCTTGCTGTCGCGTTCGATTGGTTGTCGCTTCATTGCTTCCCCTTGAATGCCGGGCACCTTTGCGGCAGTTGCGCCAGCGTCGTCCCGATTTCGATTGATGCCCACGGACTCAGCCCGGCGGCTTTGGCTTGCATGCACCGGCCGGCTTTGAAGTGCTGGCATTGGCGGCATGTGCGCCTGTCGTCGGTCACTGTTGAGCTCGAGCGGTCGGCCGATAGCTGGGCCAGTCAAACGCAACCCACCTCGAGGTTTCGCGCAAACGATCAAAAACGCGATCCCCGACAAACGACTTGAATCCGTCCTTGTCCTGATTCGTCAGCAGGATGGTCGGTCGCATGCCGCTGTAACGCCGGTCCATGACCTCGAACAGCAAGTTCTGCTCACCGTCCGTGCCGTACTGAGCTCCAACCTCATCGATGACCAGCAAGTCGAGCTCGTCACACAGCATGCGCAGAATCTGCCGCTCGCTGACTTCGCTGTCCCGGCGCCATGTGTCGCGCACCATGCGAATCAGCGACATGCATGTCGTGTAGCGCACGGCATAGCGGCCAACCAGCGACAGCATGATTGCGGCGGCAAGGTGGCTCTTCCCCGTGCCAGGAAGACCCGCAAACACCAGGCCAGCGCCCTTTTCGTGGTTGAGCTCGAACTGCTCTGCAAAGTCTCGAGCAACGGTCAGAGCTCGGCGCTTCTCGTCCGTGTCGGCGTTGAAGGCGTCAAAGTCTCGAGCATGGAATCGGGCAGGGATGTCAGCCTCACCGATTGCAGCCTCTCGAGCAGCACGCTGACGCTGCACTACTGCCGCAGCTTCCTCGCGCTGGCGCTGCTGGCGTTCTTCCTCAACACACGCCGGGCACTGCGCCCAAATCTCTCGAGTGCCAGTCTTCAACCTGAAGCCGGCTGATTCATACCCGCCATGACTCGGGCAGTCGGCTTGCCTGACGCCAAGGTCTACGCGGTAGAACAGAGGCGCTGCCTTGTCTGCCTCATCCATGCGGCGGCGCATCGTGGCAAGCCGCCTGCGGCCTTCCTCGCTGAGCTCTGGCTCATCGCGCAACAAGGCTGCCGCCTTCTCGGGATCGGGCTTAGGCAATGTGTCCATCTTCGGTTACCCCTTCGCGGTAGTTCTTGAGCTCAAATCCGGTGTGTTTCCCCGTGCGGCTTGCCTTTGGCTTCAGATGCTCCTGAATCCACGGCACAGGCTGCACAGGCCGGGCAATGGCGCAAGCCTCGAGTGCAGCCGCGACGGCTTTGTCGCCGTGGGTCTTGCACTGCATTGCCAAGAAGCTGCGGCCGTTCGATTCCTTCACACCTGCTGCTGTGAGCAGGGAAACACCAAGCGCAAAGACGACATCTCGAGCTGCCGGCGCTTCAGCGCCCGAAGCGATAGCTTCGGAAGGTATTTCTATTGGTGTTGGTGTTGGTGTTGGTGTTGGTGGCATTGCATCGGCATCTACTTTTGATGCCGTGGCATCTGTTGGTGATGCCGTGGCATTGCCGGGTTCTGCCTTCGGCATTGCCCACCGCTTGTTTGCCTTGTCGCGCTGCTTCTGCTGCTTCTCGCGCATGGCGGCAATCTCGGCATCTGCGCGCTTGTTGATCCAGCCCGCATCAGTCAAAGTAAAAAACTCCTCGAGCACAACGCGCACAGCTTCGCGCTGGCTT